GCCCGGCGGAGTGCAGGCGATAAGCGGGCCCGACTACATTAAGTTGGGCTTTCCCAAGAAGTCGCACCCCGGCGCTACAAATAAGGTTAATTTGTACGCGTCGGAGGTGCTCGACGACTTGTTTTCTACCAGTGTGGCTGTATATACACGGGCAGAGGCCATGCTGCCTTACCTGTATGGACGCCTTACTGACGATCAACTCAGTGCATATCTTTTGCACGGGTACGCTCTTGATCGTATGTTCCCCAGGCTCGGTTTCGAGACGAGTGCGAAGCTCTTGTTAGATCCCGTGGGGGCGAAACAACTGAGCGGTGTGCTCAAGGCCCTAGGCGCAAACTCGACCGCGCTCGGTGGCATGTTGGTTGAGTGCGAGACCATGCAGGGACGCAACGTTGGTTCGGCAAACCTGGCTGACGAGGCTGCGAAACGCTGCTCTCCCCGGCACGACGGCGACGGGATCGTCTCGATCGACGCTGACGCACTCGAAGACGTCATCCGTTCGATCATCCGGGAAGAGCTCGCGGGCCGCACCTGCGAGTTCCAGACGTACGCCGACTTCTGGCGGAGCAGGTGGAGCTGGTGTGTCAACGGCAGCCACTCCAAGGTCCTCAGCCGCAATAAGGTGAAATACGCTGTGTCAGAGATCCCGGGCGTGTCGAGGTTGTACAGACGCATGTTCGCGGAGGCATACGCCGACGAGCCACTCACGGCTTGGGACGGCGACGTGTATGTGTCTGCGTCGGAGAAACTCGAGCACGGTAAGACTCGGGCGATCTTCGCGTGCGACACAATGTCGTATTTTGCGTTCGAACACCTGCTCAAACCGGTAGAGCGCGCCTGGCACGGCCGACGTGTTGTTCTCGACCCCGGAAGCCGTGGCCACAGCGGAATGGTAGACAGGATGGGTGCGCTACGGGACCGCGGGGCACTATCCGTCATGTTGGATTTCGACGACTTCAACAGCCAACACTCCATTACGGCCCAGCAGACGGTGATAAGGGTGTTGTGCGATGAGGTAGGGTACGACCCGGTCATGGCTGGACGGCTGTGTGAATCCTTCGAACGCATGAATATCACGGTGAAGGACAAAAGCGTGGGGACTGCGACAGGAACATTGATGTCCGGTCACCGTGGCACCACGTTCCTCAACTCGGTCCTCAACGCGGCATACATCCGCCACTACGTCGGCGAGAGTACATACAGCCAGTCATGGGCAATGCACGTGGGCGACGACGTATACATGAGTTGCCCGACCTTTGCCGCAGCCGCGCAAGTTGTCAACTGCATGAGGGGGTCTCCGTGTCGGCTGAACCCGATCAAACAAAGCGTGGGGACGGTCACGGCTGAATTCCTGCGTGTGGCGGTCGGGACGAGGCACGCCCAGGGCTACTGTGCGCGCGCCATCGCATCGTGTGTCAGCGGAAACTGGGTGAACGAGGTCAAGCTCAGTCCCACCGAAGGGATCCAGACCATGGTCCAGGCAGCACGGACACTCTACAACAGGTCACGCGGAGTCTCGTTCGCCGAGATCATAGCAACGAGCTGTGCTAGGATGAGTGGCTCATCGCGGCGTGTGTTGCTCCCACTGCTCAAGGGCCAGTGTTCGCTCGGTCCGGGGCCGGTCTTTGGCAACACAGGTCACGTCGGTTACGTACGACTTGACACGCAGAAGGAAGATCTGCGACTACCGGACGGGGCAGAGTGGAGTGCCCTCCCGTCCAAAGCAACTGACGACTACCTGTCGGGTTGCCTCACACCAACTGAGGTGTTTTGCTTAGATAGCATGGGTTTGAGTGTTAAGTCGGCGATGTTACGGTCCTCATACAGTAGGGCCCTAATGCGTGG